ACTCTTGAAACAACCGAAGGAGAAGTTATAGAGTGTCCACAATACTGCGTCGACTGCACAGATCCATATTCTTACGTTGGCTGTGCTAATATTAAAACCGACTGTGTTGACAACGAAAACATCTTTAAGCCGTATCAGCTAACTAAGAACGACAACTTATACAGACAGTTGACTGAAATTACAACAGAAATGTTTGGCTGGGACGTTCGCTATTACAGAACTGAGCCAGACGAGAGAACTAGAGACGTCATTTTTATGGAGTACTCTTTGTTTAATGTAGTCGATCAACAAAATCTAAAGGTATCAGTACCCGACAACGAGTTTCCAACCGAAGCTGTCGAGTTTGATATGTTTGGTATCGAGTTCGAAGAGTTTGAGATCCACATCTCACACTACCAATTTGAAAAAAGCTTTGGCCAGTTCAAACGCCCAAGAGTTAAAGACTATTTGTACTTTGGTAAGAACAACAAAATGTATGAAGTCAAGTCAGTTACATTGGCCGATGAATTCAACATCAATCACACGTACTGGAGAGTTATGTTGTCTAAGTACCAAGACAGATCGGCAGTCATCAAAAATCCAATCGCTGAAACAGAATTGGACAGCCTAGTTGTTGGTGTTGATGATATCTTTGGTGCAGAAATTCAGGACGAATACACGAAGACAACTAAGCCACAACAGTTACAAACAGTTTCTCACATCTGGGAAGACGGCGTTAGAACATCTTCATCAGCAAATGTTAAGATTACAGATTACATGTTGAAGAACAGATGGACTGTTGTTTCTAAACACCATTACGATCTATCAACAGTTAAAACAGATGAAGTTGCAGTCGAATACTTGCAGCCGGCTAAACAGTCACAGGACGAAAACTTGGCCTTTAGCTTCTGGTTCCAACCAACTTTCGATAATCTCGACAACACTAAATATGTGGTCCTACAAGGAGAGCAATTTGGAGTGGGTCTAACTATGCGTATGTCTTCTTCAAAAATAGAGTTCATGATCAACAACCAGGCTCATACATTCTTACATGGTCTAGTGTTGGGTACTGATGAATGGTATGGTGTTGTTGTCAATATGAGCAACGACTTTAGAGAGATTGGTGTTTACGTATATTGGTTAAACGAGTCACTAAACTTCACAAGACCACAGGACGGCGACAACAATTTGGTCTTACAGTTCAGCGAGGTCAGACCTGTTACGCAAGCCTTTATTTGGGACGTCGATCGCGGTTACCAACTTCGAGGTGGCAAGCTAAAGATGACAAACATTCGCATCTGGAAGAAGACCATCGAACAGGAGCAGCATTCAAACGTTCTAAACCAAACACTTGTCAGGGACGCACAGTTCGCCCTAGTCATCGACAACGCTATTCCATCGCTGTCTTACCAACGCTATAGAAACTCACGATGAAGCACATTCATTTATACGAACATTTTATTGAACTAAATGAGGCTAAGGTTAGACTTGACGTTTTGGCCAATCAACTTATTAGCGCAACATTCAAAAAGTGGACCACTGACTTCAAGAGCGGCAAAAGCGAAAGTAGCTTCTTTGACCAGATTGAAATGACAGGTTTGGAGTTTGACTTGGACGCCAATATCAGATTCAACTCAAAGGGGTTTGACATTCTTGACTCAACTGGTGCTGATGCAAGGGACTACGATGAGGACGAGGATGACGACCAAACACCGTTTATCATTATCGACTTTGCGGTTAATAAGGATTGGCTACCTGGATATTGGACCGAGGTTTACAGACATCTGTCAGATGTGATGCGCCACGAAATAGAACACATCACTCAAGGTGGTCAAGGTATCGGCAACTACAGAGCTGGTAAACCATCCGATGACGATTCTGATATGAGAATGTTGATCAAATCTGGCATTCTACCACAACACATGTATCTATTGTTACCAAAAGAGGTTGATGCAAACCTACAGGGCCTTAGATTCGAAGCTAAGAAGCGTAAGATTCCAATGATCGACGCAGTCAACAGTTATTTGGATACTCAAGACTACTTAACGCCTGAAATTAGAGAAGAAGTTCTAAAGGCTTGGCGCGAAAGAGCTGCCAAGATTGGCGGCATCCCAAAGTTCTGATATATAATATCAGAATAAGGTAATATACATCTTTATGTCACAAGATAAAAAGACTCTAAGGTCTCAGGCCGACGAGATTAGAAACGAGCTGGATAGTTTGATCGGCGATAATGATAGCCTTGAAGGTATCGTAGACGTTGATCCAAAATTGCCAGCCCCGCAGATGCCAGCCTTCAACTTCATGGAGGCTAAAGGCAGTGCAGACAAACAAGCTAAAAAAACTATCGATGCACTGATGCGTTTCTATTTGGACGCTGACATCATCGAACAAAACGAATACGTTAAGGCTAAAAGAAAGATGGATGAGATGACCATGTCGTCTCTAGTTTACCAGCTACAAGCCGGTGAAAGAGCCTTAACAACACTGTTACAAACTATCGAGGACGGTGACCTAGCCCCAAGAATGTTCGAAGTGCTAGCGACCTTACAAAAATCGATGCTTGATATTATCAAGTCACAGACAATGTACTTAATGGCAACAGAAGAGTCAATGAAGCGTATTGCCAGAGACTCTGAACTGTACCAACAAAAGACTAATCGTCAGATCGAAGAAGAAGTTGGCGGTGGTAACAAAGGTAACTCAAATATTCAACGTGGTACCAAAGACCTAATGGCTCAAATCCAGGCTGGAATCGCAGGTAATATAGTTGAAGACGCAGAAATCGAAGAAGATACAACAGATATTGAAGAATGAGCGACTACGTAGGCGATAACGTTTGGATCCCAAAAGACGGCGACGATACTGCGGCTTCAAAACTAGTTTGGTCCACCAAGAAGGTCAACGACTTGATTGTAGCCATGGACCAAGGTTACAAGCCAAAGATTGCTATGCCCTTTTACGAAGGGCGTCAGTTTTTGCGTAAAGGTAATATTGTCTTCGAATATACTGAAGAAGAGATTGCTGAACTGGCAAAATGTGCTAGTGACATTGTGTATTTTGCTGAGAAGTACGCAGTAGTTATGACTGACGAAGGTATTCGTCGAGTTCAACTGCGAGACTACCAAAAGGACATGTTGCGTAATTTCCAAAACGATAGATTCAATATTGTATTGGCATCTCGTCAGATGGGTAAGACTGTAACGGCGTCCATCTTTAACGCATGGTATTTGACTTTCCAAGTCGATAAGAACACACTACTATTGGCCAACAAGTCAGATACAACTAAAGAGATTATCGATAAGGCCAAAACAGTAATCGAAAACCTACCGTTCTTTATGAAGCCTGGTATCCTAAAGTACGACGTTATGAACGTAAAGTGTGATAACGGTTGTCGATTGGTTGGCCAGTCAACTACAGCCAAAGCTGGTATCGGTTTTACCATTCACACTCTGTTTTTGGACGAGTTTGCGCACATTCACCCTTCGATCGTAGATGCATTCTACGAAAACGTTTATCCAACGTTGTCAGCTTCTAAAGTTTCTAGGATCATCATCACTTCGACGCCAAATGGCTTTAATAAGTTTTATGAGATCTATTCGGCGGCTGAAAGGGGTGAGAATGCTTACAAGTCAATGCGTATCGACTGGTGGCAACACCCAGATAGAGATGATGATTGGTATAAGCGAGAGCTTGGTAACCTTGGCTCAGAAGAAGCATTTAACCGCCAATATGGTAATGAGTTTGTCTCGTCTTCAAACTTGTTGTTTGACCCAGCTACAATGAAAAAGCTTCGTAAGGGCATGGTCAAATACAAGTACGAAGACATTGAAGATTTTGAGAACATCAATATGGATCTAAAAGACTATATTTGGTTTAGACCTGACATCGACATCGACGATCTACGAGATGAAGGGCGCTACTTCACATTCTCAGTTGATATTGCTGAAGGTAACGGTGGAGACTTCTCGGTTATCAACATGTTTGAGATTGTACCGATGAACAAAAAGCACATGAAACTATTACCAAATCCAGGTGCGATGTATGACTTCTTTAAGCTAGAGCAAATCGGTATTTTTAGATCTAACGAACATGTTATTGAAGACTTTGCTAAAGTACTTTACACACTGTCTGTTGAGATATTCAACCCTGAAAATACCAAGTTGATTATTGAATACAACACTTATGGTTCTATCTTGATTAAGTATTTGCAAACATTATTTCCACAGCGTAATGATTTCGATGAAGAAATGATAGTTAGATTCAAACATCGTCATGATGCTAAAACATTAAAGCCAGGCGTCAGGGTTAAATCCGACAACAAGGCTGTTATGTGTCAGAATCTAAAGAAATTGGTTGAATCAAATAGAGTCAATTTCTCAGAATGGTCAACTGTAGTTGAAGCATCGATGTTTGGTACTTTACACAATGGTTCTTACGGAGCCCAACACGGTAACGATGACGTAGTTATGACATGTGTAACTATGAGCGAGTTTTTACAAACTGTTGATTACGCTGACTTCATCGAAGAACTACTAGACTACGTCGACGAAGACCTTTACAGTCACATGGAAGAGATTCTGTATAAGGATCAAGCCAGTGACGGAGATATGCAATACGACATATATGATCTGCTAAATTAGTAAATCTTCGAACGTCGACCGGATATATAGATAAAGCAAAAAATAAAGTCCAATAATTATGGCACTAAGTCCACAACTTTTACAATTCAAGAGTTCAGGTGTATACCGTCTTGAATTTGACAAGTCGCAGACTGTTAACATCCCAGCTGAAACAATCAGATTGGTGGTTGGTCACTCTAAAAAGGGTCCATACAATACACCAGTTCTAGTTGATTCTACAGAGCAGTTCATCAATGTTTTTGGTAGCATTGATCGCAACCTTGAAAAGAAGGGTATGTTCTTTCACAGATCTGCACTTGCAGCCCTAACAAGAGGCCCGATCCTAGCTCTTAACTTAGCTGGAGTCGACGCAGCTGATACTATTTCTTACGTAGCTCCATCTACTCTGGGTGCTGATAACCTAATGGGTTACACAGGTTCTGCTATGTCAGGTTCAGACTCTTACTCAGACTTTTTCAACACTGAAAAATTCTGGTCTCCTTCTGATGATGCGGTCAACAGCGTAGTTGGTCTATTGACTACTGAAAACGTTTTGAGATTCATCAACATCAAACAGGATCCAATCACAGTTATCGTAAGAAAAGCAGCTGTTACAACAGGCTTCGACATCACAGCCAGAGAATGGTACGGTGAAGGCAATGTTCCAGCATACCTAAACAATTTCGATTACATGTCAGACTTCATGGTTGACGTATTCGTATTCAAAGGTGCTTTCGACGCTGCTGCTATGGATACAGATCCAGTTTACGGTGCATACTTCACTGCTGATGGTCTAATCAAATCTGAGCTAGCTGCTTTCTCTAACTTGAGACAGGTATCTCTAATCGCTCAATACTCTGGTTCACTTCTACCAGGTTTCGTAGACCTAGAAGGTAACCAATTGTACATCGAAACTCTAATCAACAACGAAGCTAGAAGAACAGGTCTATTCTGTGCAGTTCTAGAAGACGCCGTAACTGACGAAAACGGTACAGCTCTTGACATCGTTGGTCACGTTTACAACTCTGCAAACGCTTACGAGAACCTTTCTTACTCTCTAACAGCTAACGACAGAGACGTTAACATCGGCGCTGAATGGGTTTACGCTGCATCTTCAAACTTCGCAATGTTTACTTACGACGAAGCTAACCTAATTGCTAACGGCGGTACAGACGCTGCAGTTCCTGCATTCGAACTAAAAGTTGGTCAGTACATTGACGCTGCTGAAGCTGCAAGATTGGCAAAAGTAACAAGAATCATTAAGTCAGTTGACGATTCAGGTGCGTTCGATGTTCAAACTTACACAGTTTACACTCACGCGACTCCAGCTGCTGCATTCGGTCAAGGCTACAAGTCTTTCGAAGAAGCTGTTGCAACTTACTCAACTTTTGTTATCGATGGCGCTGCTATCGCTGATCAGTCAATTCTAGACTGTCTAGACGCAGTTAACTCAGGTACAAACCTAGCTAAAGCTCTAGTTGACAAAGACAACATCACTTTCAGATACATCGTTGATACTTTCGGTTCTTACGAAGCTGCTAACGGTATCCTAAACAAGATTCAGTTGTCTTCGCTAGCTAAGAACAGACAAAACGCTGCGGCTATCCTAAACGCTCCAATGGTATTCGAATTCAAGGCATCTGTTGATCCTTCATTCATTGACGATAACGGTACGTTCGACGTAAATTACGTTGCAACTGGCGGTAACCTAGACAAAAACCCAACTGCGTTGTACGCTCTACCTTCAATCAATGACGGTGCTAACTACGCATTCTACTACGGTCCGGGTCTAGTTGTTAGAGAAAACAACAAGAACATCACAGTTCCTGCTGCAGCTTATGTTTCAAACAACTACATCGACAAATACACAGCTTCAGTGCCATGGGCAATCGTAGCTGGTCCAAGAAGAGGTGTTGTTTCAGGCTCTGGCGTTGTTGGCGCTGAATATGCGTTCGACAAGGCTGACAGAGATGTTCTTGAGCCATTCGGTATCAACCCAATCGTTTTCCAAAGAGGCGTTGGTTTGACAATCCTAGGCAACAAGACTGCTCAACAGTCTGTACAATCTGCTCTATCTTCTGCTCACGTGAGAGAAGCGTTGATCTACATCCAGGACGGTATCGCAGCCATCCTAAAGAACTACGTGTTCGAGTTCAACACAGCTCAAACAAGACTTGAGATCAAGACACTTGCTGATTCATTCATGGAATCAGTTAAAGCTGACTTCGGTATCTATGATTACAAAAATATCATGGATACTTCGAATAACACTAATGACGTGATTGACGCCAACATGGGTATCATCGATACTTACGTTGAGCCAGTTAAAGGTCTAGAGATAGTGGTTCACAGAACTACAATCCTAAACACTGGTGAAATCGCTTCTGGTAACTTCAGCTAAACGGATATATAAAAAAAGCTTTTAGAAGAAATGCCATTACCACACTATTCAAACGATCAGACCAGCAGAAGAGGTAGAAACTTCGAACCTGTTCAAGGTAACCTATTCGAGGTGACAATCCTTCCACCGGCTGGCGTATCAGGTGCTAACATGCTTCTTCAGCACGTTAAGTCTATCTCAGGTCTTGAAATCAACAAAGAAATCGGTACAACTGAACAGAAGTTCAAGTTCGTTACTAGATCTTTCGCTTCACAGCCTGATTCGACTTCTCTAGACGTTGAAATCACGTTCACGCTGAACCTAAACGAGGCTAACGAAGCATACGCATACAAGACAATGAAGCAGTGGAGAGATCTTATCTACAACCCTGCTACTGGCGCATTTGGTCTAAAGAAAGATTACGTTGGTACTATCATCGTAACACAGTTCAACAGAGCTGGTGATATCTTTAGAACAATCACCCTAGAAGATGCATTCATCTCTTCAGGTCTACCGTTCCTAACAGACGGCGACTACGAATCAGCAGACCCACAGGAACTAGCAGTTACTTGGAGAGTCGATTCTTGGAAAGAAGACATCATCTAATAGTCTTAAATAGATACTTAAAGAGGAGCAAGCTCCAGGGCTTGCTCCCTTTTTTAACTCTTTACAAAATGTAATATCTTATCATTATAATATGAATAGCGAATCAAACAAGTTGACCAAAAAGCTTCAGGTTCTTTTATCTGAAGAAGAGGTCGCAGTCTTGAACCGAATCATTCTAAACGAAGCGATCGAAAACGGTACTAGACCGATTTCTATGTCAGCCTTTATTAGGGAATTGATTCGCCAAGAGATTGAATCAAGATCGGAA